GTTAAATTCATCGAGCAATACATACCGAATCCTCCACAGCTTGTTAGCACTGCTGTTATTGCTACTGTTGCTGCCTCTACTCCATTACTGCTTAATATTGTCAAACCTTTAGTAAAAAATTTATTTAAAAAACTTACAAAGAAAAAAGATAAGGTAGAATAATTATCCGTAGATGAGTTTAATACCCGTAACTTATCTACTGACCTATTTTTAGTTCGTGAGTGTGCGGTATAACTTGATTAGGTTTTGGAGCGATACGGACTCCTTCACATAATTTTGCGTACTCGCTTTTTGGATCGAAGTATATACCAGCTAACATCAATTCTCCACAATTTTTCAATCTTGCAATTTCATAATTAAGCATCTTTGCATTTAGTTCTTGTTTTTGTAGTTTTATCTGTGTATTTGCTGCATCGAGACAAGAGTTTTGAAATCTACTATCTAGCGGAATATTAAATGTAAACGCAAATCCAAAGTTAAGTCCTAAAGAATCTTTATTACCACTGTAATTATCCTGATAGTAAAGAATATTTCCTGGGTTATCTGGCACGTTATCATTGTTAGCATCTGTGTTGTCGTACACAGGAGTTTGATAGATGTAGTCTTGAGGCCGTCTTTGATTAAATGTTGTGGTTACGAAGGGGCTGAATCCCATCTGCGGACCAGAACAAACTATTCCATTTCCGTATTGATTTTCTACCATCGGACCACCTAAAACTTGGGTTGCGAAGTTCGATACTGAAGATGAGGATTGAGCTACAGGGGCAGCCGTATTGCTCGTATTGGCAAATACAGGATTACTTATCAGGCTTATTGCGAGAAGATAGTTGTGGTATCTGTTACGCTTGTACTTTCGATGGTTCGAGTTATGTCGGTTACGGATTCCATTCCAGGTGCTTGATAAACTTCTGTAAATTGAAAGGCATCTCCCTGAGTTGTCTGAGTCCAATTTGGTCTTTGATCTAAATTTAATCCCTGCCATGTATGAGTTGTTCCGTTTATAGTTTCGCTAACAGTGGTAGCTGCTGGAGATATAGAAGATCCATCATGCTGTATTCCTGATCCTGTAACTGAATAGAGAAACCCAGAATTATATTCTGTTGTTCGTATAGATTCTGTAATAATTGTGGAAGTTTCT